TGGTTCTTTTTTCTGGTGTATCAACTCCTGCAATTCTAACTCTTTCTTTCTTGTAGAGGTCAAACCCAAGATCAATTGTGACATCAATAGTATCACCATCAAGTACACGATTAATCTCCACTACTCTGAAGTTGTAGCAACTCTTCCTGCTGGGTGGCGTCATGGCTCCCATGTGCTTCTCTCTCATCAATGCCTAATATATAGACAATCATGTATAGAGCAGCACACAAAAGTATGGCAATCATAACAATGACAGACCATACAGGGTCACTGGGATTATCAAGAGGGCGTAAAAATAAATTCATAGATTAAGTGCTGAATCAAATGCTTCTTTTGCAGACATAAACATAAAATGAACGCCACCAGGATTCTGTTCATAGATATGCTCACCCATCACAAAACCTAAGGTGTCATCCTCTGGACCACAATCAGGTCTTAATCCAATTGGTTCTACAAAATAGATGCCTGCATGAGCAATGGTCTTCCAACCAATCTCAACAAACCCTAACTCTCTTAGAGCACATTCAAGTTTAAGTGAGTAACATGCTTCTTCTAATTTCATGGATTTCTGGGGTTCATCCCTAGAGATTTAAGATACTCTAACCACCAGTCTTGGTCCTTTATATATCTCCAGTTTGGAACCTGTTGACCACGTTCAACAACATAGTATTGATAAAGAACTTTATCTATAATCTGTGCGACTTGTAAACTCCTCTTCCTCTGAGTCAACGTCTTCATATGGGTTTTCCACATATGGTCCATGTGGTTTTCTTGATTCTGCTCTGACATATCTTTGTTCATCATTAACTGCTGAAATCCATAGACTTAGCTTCATAACAATCCAGATAATTCCAATTGGGAGGAAACAAGCAAGTAATATAAGAGGTTTCATTTATGTGTCTTTCCAAATGGTTCCCAGTGCTCCCAACCATATTTATGAACTAGGTTCATTCCTATGATAGGAACAACTATTAAAATGTATGCTAAAAAACCCAGTGCTGGTGGTGATTCCATCCAGTGACGAACAAATAGTATCATTTTGGTTCTCCTTTAATATCACAGGTTAATTGACAATCATCTCCTGTAAATTCAGAGTCTGGTATGAATGGATCAGAACCACACACAGCACTTCTACACCATCTAGATTTTAACATTTCATGAGGACCAATCGTGGATTCCTCTCTATTCTCCCCAGACATCCCACCTATCCTTAAAATAGAAGTTGACATCTACTAAAGTTCCAGTAGGTGTTGGTTCACTAGATTCTGCCCACTTATGACAAAATTTATGAATGCCTATTGAACCATTAACCATTTTTGGTCCATACATTCTTGCAAATGCACACATGGCAAATCCATATCTATGCTTGATTTCTTCTTGATCCATCTGCTAATTCCCTCCTTTTACAGGTGGTCTCTTCAAATAAGACAGGGTGTGCTGTCCCATTACCATCATAGGCATCTGATTCATAATAGACATTCTCACCTTTGATGAAACCAAAACAAAGGGTGATTAATACAAAAGGAATTGATATCCAAAGAAGAACTTCACCTAACATTGTGACCTCCAAACATATATCTCATGCCATTTAAAATACGACTACCAAAATTTCCTAGTCCTCTTGAGTTAAAGCGCTCATACAAAGCAGAACTAATAACAGGGGTGGGAACACCAAGATCAACAGCGCTGCTGACAGTCCACCTACCCTCACCAGAATCTGATACTCCTCCAGAGAACTTATCCAGTTCAGGATCACCCCGTAGGACACACGCAGTAAGATCAAGTAACCAACTACCAACGACACTACCCCTGCGCCATAACTCAGCCACTTCAGCAACATCAATGTCGTAGCAATAATTTTCTGGGTCTGCCATGGGAGCAACTTCTGCGTCTCCTTGTCCAACATAATTCTTTCCTAAGTCTGCTGAATTAAGGATATTAAATCCCTCAGCGTATGCTTGCATAATACCATATTCAATTCCATTATGTACCATCTTTACAAAATGACCTGCACCTGATTCACCACAATGCAACCAACCATATTCAGCAGATGATGCATGAGTCAATGGATCAGTGCGGGTTGCAGAGGCAATACCAGGTGCCAATGCCCTGAAAATGGGGGCACAGACAGATACTGCTGTATTTGTACCACCAACCATAAGACAATATCCACGGTCAAGACCATACACACCACCAGAAGTGCCACAGTCAATATACTGGATGCCCAGTTTGCTAAGTCTTTGTGCCCTTCTCCTGGTATCTTTAAAATTGCTATTGCCATGATCAATAATAATATCACCTTCATCACAATATTGTAGAAGTTCATCAATAGTTACCTCAACGTTTTCTGCTGGTACAACCATCATAAAAATACCAGGACCATCACGTTTAACTTCCTGACAGAGATATTCAATTGATGTTACAACACCATCTACATATCCATTTTCAAATGCTTCCTCTGCTTTCTCATAGTTTCTTCTATAACCCCAGACTTGAATCTCATCTGCCATCATGCGACGAGACATGCCTTCACCCATTCTACCTAAACCAATGAGTCCAACCTTCATCTGATCCTCTCAACTACATCTTTAATAATGTCAATGTCTATGCCCATGAATGGTGGCACAATACCAAGCAACCTTAAAAGGCCGTCAAGGAACAGGGCAAGAACAATTGTTCCTAAAATCATACTAAGTATAGACGCATTATGATTGTGTTGCCTAATAGCAGCAGCAATCATAACCTCAACTTCTTCTTTTGAGACAGGGAGAGATGGTTTAATCTCATCAAATCTATGTGCCATTAGATTAGTAATTTGTACCTGCTTGACTATATGTATTCATTATACATAAGTCTGTGAATTTGTCTATGTGACTTTCAAGACATCACATTTTGTAAGTTTCGTCTGTACTAATTTTAACAGGTCCTTGTTCAATTCTAATTGTTTGTGCAGGTGCAGTTTGTGCTGCCTTTTCAATTAATCTTTCCATTTGTTCTTTGGTTACGCCACCACCAGCAGCAGCACCATTAGCACCTTTCTTAGCAGTTTGAACACCAAATGTGGCTAAAACCCCAGTGAAGACTGAGGCAATGAAAGTTGGATCTAGTTTTTGTTCTGGAATACCGAGTGCTGGTGGAAGTTTGATGTACGCCAGCGTGAGTATTCCCCCAGACCAGACAAGAATACCAAGGCGGACAAAAGTAGACAAAATTGCAAGTTGTTCTTCCTTATCATCTGTTGCCTCCTTTAATTTAGAAAATATACCTTTCTTTTTTGTTCCCTCTTCCTTAACATCCTTTACTTCATCTGGCATTTTAAGAAAGCAGCTAATAATATTTAGAAAAAAAGGGACCTAATTAGGTCCCTGATCCTTGAAATGCTGGTGTCATTAATCCACCATCTGATCCATCATCATCTTCATCTTTGCTAGCAAGAGCAAGCATAATGAAGTATGGTGTGATGATAAACACCAATGTTTGTAACAGTGTCCAGTTGTAAGTCATGATTCTCTAACTGCTGCACCAATAGGAATAAGCAACAGCAATGCTACTGCTATAAATCCCATCACCAGATACCAGGAATGATTTGACCTGATACTGCATATGATCCCATTGCTGCAACTACACCAAGCATAGCTGCCCAACCATTAATGCGTTCTGCTTTTTCGTTCATTGTTTTTACCCTTGAATAGATGTTTTTAAAAGTGCTTTTGAATAGTCTAGTTTTGAACCTGGTGTATTTTCATAGGTAGAGGAATCACCATATGTTTTGTGATCACTATACCCAACCATTGCTCCTTTGGTGCGTTGTAGTGCAGGCATAAAAGCAATGAATAAAAATACTCCAGGTGCTCCAATAATAAGTGCTGCTCCAAATACATACCCTGCCAAAAATTCAGCAATGGTGTGGTTAGCAGTCCAGGCAAACTCAGTTTGCGTCAAAAGTTCAAACATTAGATAAGTGCTGTATCTTCAAACGATACCAAAGAAAAAGTTGCCAGTCAAGGCATATGAGGCAATGCCACAAATAAAACCGACCATTGCAGTACGACCATTCAGTTTTTCTGCTTTTTCAGCATAGGTTTCATACCCATAACGCTCAGCAGCGGTTTGGTCAATATACATGCGTGGTTCCTTGGCCCACAGGTTTTGTTGTCCAAGGTCATTTGATGTTACAGTCATTTACCTAATGTAATGATTCTTTACATACTATATATCATTTCTAAAGTTTTGTCAAGACATATTTTCTTAAGATTTCAGTTTGAGGACATTTTTATACAAGTATCAGGGTTTTCTCTACAAAATTGCCTGACATATCCATGCACATCTACCTCTATAGTACGGTGAGTATGTTCATGCAGCACTCCAATAAAAATAAAAAGACCCACTATCATTAGATTAAAATGGGTAATTGGTGAAAGCAGAATTTTTTTCATAAAAAAAGGGGTGCCGTCGCACCCCAGTATAGCATCTAGATATTGATTGTCTATCAGATCAGAAGTTGTACTTCACACCCAGTTTGCCACCCAGACCAAAGTCATCTTCGTCATCAGCAGTCAGGAAGGAAACTTCACCATATACTCCCAGGTTATCTCCAACAGGCAGCCCAAGACCAGCCTTACCAGAGAATTGGGTATCAGAATCTTCGCCATCAACTGCTACGATCGCAGGACCTGCCTGGACATAGTATGAAGCAGAATCACCCAGAGGACCTTCATAGCCAACGTGAATGTCTGTGGTTGCTCCAGAATAATCATCACCTACCCAACCTGCATTGGTTTCTACGTTAACGTAGGGTCCTGCAATAGCAGCACCAGCAAACAGGGGAGCAGCAGCAATTGTAGCGAGAACAGATTTGATCATTAGAATTTACCTCGTAATTTTTACTTGTGGAATGGTTACCCACAGATGAAAAGAACCTCGACAAGGTTCTGTTTGTATCCTTTTATTACTTTAATTACTGAAAGACAAAAGGTTAAGTATTTATACTAGCAGAACTATGGAGGTCTGTCAAGTGTGTTGGGTAAGCACCCCTTATTACCTGAAGACGCTGCAACTCTACCCAAATATGGGTCATAGTCCATAATCTCCTGGATGGACTGCTGAGCACCAGTCTGTGCCCAGTAGTTCATTTGAGCATCATAGTTCCCTTTGTGGAATGCGTCAATGTGCTCAGGGTGGATACTGGAACCCAGTTCAATGCGATAAAGAAGAAGAGGAACAGCATAGGTGTTGCCTGAATTATAGATAAGATCATCTGCTACTGGCCTTGGTCTGACTCCATTATCTAGTTTAAACTTGTCACCTCTGCAATGCAGATTGATAAGTTTCTTCGCATGATGTCTAGTAATCAGATAGCAAGCAGTAGAAAATTCATTCACAAATCTCTTGTGGATTTTAGTAAAGATATCTCCTGTACTGATAATAGCAATCTGAACGACATCCCAATCATAGGGCAATTTTGCTGTGACGTCTTTCCATGTAAAGTTCCAATACTTTACTGTGTCCAAACAACAATCATCTTCCATCATAATTGCATATGGTTCATCTGTCTCCTCATAAAACTTTTTGATAGCTTTAAGATGTGAAGTGGTACAACCAACTTCACCAGGAGTCATGAAATCAGGATATCTTCCTTTAAGAATATGTCCTAAGTCATCATCTCTACCATCAAAGGCAGAGATTCTTTCATAGTTATTAATTTCCCAATACTTATACTGGTCCTGCATATACTGCCATCTTTCTGGTTGTCCATCAAGATTGATACAATAAATGGGAGCAGTGCCTTGCAATTTGTATGCTGCTTTATTTTTATCCATCAGTAAGCTTTCTCCCATTCAAATCTAATAAAGTCAGTTGACCACTTACCAGTTCTCTTTCTCTCCTCAAAAAGATTTCTATTTGGATGATTAAACTTTTCATTATCAATCACCTCTGCCTCATCAATATAATCAAGAGGAAGTTGAGTAATCAATATATTAATTTTACCCTGTGATCTCCACCAGAATGATGGATCAGTATATCCATACTGTCCCACAAGGTCTTCTTCACACCCACCAATGTTCCAATAATCTTCTTTACGAATAATACAGATGGCAGGATGAGGATCACCATGCTTAGGATGATTTGGATTTTTAGTTCTGCGTGTGAATTTGTATGCATTATGTCCACCAAGATTTGCAAGTTGCAGCATACCCTCAGCAGTCTCCTGTGGGACAAAACAGTCCATATCCAGGATCATCATCCATTCAGTCTCACACTCCTGTGCAGAGAGGTTTCTAACCCCTGCTATGTTCCATTTAATATCTTTCTTGACCCTTAGGATAGAAAGATCAAGTTCAGAAAGATCTTCATCTTTAAGAACTTCTGTAGCAGGAACTTCACTGCCATCATCAATGACACAGAAAGAATATTGGTCTCTTATTTCTTTCCTCCATGCTTTCCAAGATTCAACTTGTTCAATCAGAATATCACTCTGATTGTAAAATGAAAGGTTAATAGTAATTTTTTTCATTTTAAATTTTTCTTAATCCAATCAACAACTTTAATACTCCACTTCCACCCAAGAGTTTCTTGAACCTTGTCAATATTTGCTCTGGAGTGCATGACCTCACCCTGTCTAGCAGGAATTTTAATCTGATAATCAGAAACTAAATCAGCAATAGTTTGAATTTCAGTGCCTTCACCAGTTCCAATATTGAAGACTTCACCATAAGTTTCAAGTTCTCTTTGAGAAGCAAGAATATTGGCATAAACCACATCAGATACATGAACAAAGTCTCTTGTTTGATATCCAGGTTCTACAATTGTGAGTGGCTCTTTATTTTCTTTCTGTCTCTTGAAGATAGACATAACAGGAGCGTATTGTCCTGACTGATGTTGTCCCTCACCATATACATTAAAGTATCTGAAGACAACTGTCTTAAGACCATAAAGTTTATAGTACATTTTAAACAACATCTCACCAGAATACTTTGAGATTGAATAAGTATTCAAGCAATCAACAGAGTTTGTTTCATAATTGGGATTGAACATTGTATTGCCATACACAGCACATGTGGATGAGAACACAACCCTATCTACATTATGAATTCTACAACACTCCAATACATTCATAGTTGACAACATATTGTTTGCCATACTCTCATTGGGTTTCTCAACACAATATGAGATAGCAACCTCTGCTGCCATGTGAAATACATTGTTCACACTATCAAAAAGATGAACATACTTTGTGTAGTTTTCAATTAAGTCAACAAGATAATATGTTGCTTTAGAATTTGGATTATGGTGATGAACTCTATCCAACACAATAACTTCATGTCCTAAGTCAACTAATCTATTAACAAGATGAGTTCCAATAAATCCACATCCACCAGTTACAATACTTCTAATCATAATTCATAGTTATCTGTTGACATTGAAAGACATTCAACTGGAGAAACCATCTTATTGAATTTCATATTACAATTGTCCCACATTTGTTTATATGTGACATTGTGCCAACAAGATTCCCAGACCAGTGGAAGAACCACACCTTCTTCAAAATATCCACTGTGTAGTGCTATGATATTTGTCTTATGACAATCATACAGAGGAAGAGGGAATGTCTTGATATTATATATCTTGAACATCAGAGACAGTATAGACTGGTCATTTTGATGTTTGATGAAGTGGTCACTCTCTCTTCCACTTGATGGAGAATAGTCCATCAGTTTAATTATACTCCACGTGTCAAATAATTCTTGGAAAAACTTAACTGTATAATCATTCTTTTTCACTAAAAAGATACCACCATATGCTTGATTAGTATCCCAATATAGTGAATCAGTAATGTTGAAGTGTTCATATAAATCATTCTTAGTGAACAGTCTTTCTAACCAGAACTCACTATGAAATCCTACAATTCCTTTTTCTGAATTGTTGGCAAGATTATAAAGATTCTCTACACCATCTTCTTTTAAATCTTTTATATCACTATCAATCCAAAAGATGACATCACCATCATCACACTCCTGAAGACCTTTATGCATCAAGTATGCCTTTGCTGCCCAAGGAAAGATACGACTGTCATCAAATAATGTTTGATGTTGTTTGATATAGTCTGGATCAACATCAGACAGATTGAATACCTTTACTTCATCAATAATAGGATACTTCTCAATCTTCTCCTTGAATGCTTTCATATTAACTTCTCTTGCCCTATGCCTATCAGCAAAGGTAAAGACTTTATATTTACCATCCTTTACTGATGGTCTCATCTCATTACCACCAGAAAGAATTTTATCCCTATTATCAGGGTTTCTATAGTAGTAATTAGTAGTTACATCAAAGAAGTATGGGAGATATTTTTTTACAGACTCAAAGGATTGTGACATTTTCTAGATCAGGATTATAAGATGATGAGGTATATATTGAGAATTCTACTTTGTTGAAAAATTTAAACAACAAAGAGTAATCGTCTTTGATTGATTGGCATTGTTTCTTTTCAATCTCATAGTCATGCTTCTGTGGAACAAGATATTCCTTTTCATAAAAATCAAGACCAAAGATATTTACTTTGTCTGCCTTATAATAATTAATGGCAAGCATGATTCCCCATGCTAAAGAACCTCTGACACAACCTAATGGCCATACACCTGGATAACTATCTTTCTGCTTAAGTTTACCACTTAGATGAGCATATTTGTAGTCCTCTACACACTCTGAAGGGAAGCAACTAAAATTACCCTGAGCAGGACAATCTCTATCTGTACCAGAACCAGGAGGAAAGACTGTATTATATTTGTT